CGGGTGATACTTCAAAGCTACAAAACCATCTTCTCGGTAATCATGCCGTTCATTCGAGAATGTTGTGCCGCCAGCCGCGAAAAAGCCGGAGGGCACGTTGCAAAACCGGTCGATGATGCCTTCAACGTTTGGGACAAGCACGTTGTCAAGCCACGATTCGTAGTCGCCGTCCGTGTTGAAGCCTAAATCCTCATAGGTGATTTGCGCCATCATTTTAACATCGTAACTGCTAATGTAGTTTCCAGCCATTTACTCCACCACCTTAAACTTTACACGTTCAATCGAATCTTTCGCGGATTTCGTAACTTTCCATTCAACCGACCATTCGCCGGCGTCCCCATCGCTTGGGATAGTGATGTCTTGATAATAAACGCCGGTTGCCGATTTAGTTGGGCTTGTATAGTCTGAACCTTGTTGAGTTCCATCCGGCTTAAACAATTTAATAACATGGCTGTCCGGATCGAGAGCATTACCGTCAAAATCCGTGATAGTGTTAGTCACACGTATAGTGCTGCCTCTGACAACAACTATTTTTAAAGCTTGGCTACTCACTTAAATTCAACTCCAACTTACGTTTTTTAACTGCAAGTTCAAGAGCACGCTTCGAAATCACTAATTGTAGCGTGCGAGTTTTCAAATCGAGAATCATGACGACGCCCGGCCACTCTGTCACCGCCGTAACAACTACGGCGTCAGTTAAGCCAAGCGTGTCTAAAACCGTGAGGGTTTTATCCGTTAAAATCACGTCGCTCAAAGTTATTGGTTCAGTGACAACTAAGTTTTTATGGGTAAAAACTTGGTCTGAAAGTGAAAGCGAATCTAAAATTTCAATTAGTTTACTGCGGAAAACTTCATCTGAAAGCGAAATTGAATCTGTAATTATTAAGGTTTTATTTCTGAAAATGCTCTCGGTAAGGGTTATCGCGTCTGTGACGGTGAAGGTTTTGTTTGTTAACACGTTATCCGTTAAGTTGAGGCTGTCGAGTATTTCGAGGATTTTGTCACGTAGCACCACGTCCGCCAAGCTGATTTGGTCTGTGATTGGTAACGTGCGGTTCGTCAAGGGCGTAGCGTCTGCAAGCCCTATTGAATCGGAAACTGTGAAAGTTTTATGGCCATATACATTGTCGGAAAGGTTAAGCGAGTCCGCGACAGAAATTAAAACAACCCCAGAAATTATAACAGTTCCATCTTCAAGTAACCCGTTTATTTTTATTTTTCCAAATTCATCAAGCGTCGTAAAAACGAAATGTCCTTCAGTAGTTAAATCCGTCATTGAAGGTCAACCTTTTTTGACAGTAAACGTATTCGCATAGTGTCAGGTGTTTTGTTTTGGTAATAACGAGGTCTAGACCAGTCTTTTGTTATTATTTTACCAGTAAATTCCTCAAAAGCGTGTAAAGTAAAAACCCAATCAGGATTGTAGAGATGATAGAGTGTAAAATTTGACGTGTATCCTTTAGTATAGTTTACATTGAAAGTTTCCCGTTGTTTAACCTTAAACGCTTTATTAGCTTCAAGGGAAGGATTACCTAAAGTTAAGCTAGGTAGGTCTTGCAACACAACTTTCAAAAAACCACAAAGACGCCCAACATCCCAAGGACAAAAACGTAACAGATAACTTCGCCGAGCGTTATAATCATATTTCACTCCACTTGCACCAGTCCAACATTGCACCGCCAAAACGTCTCCGACAGATATGTCTTTAAACTCCGCCGATAACGTCCAATAGTAATTGTTTGAAACGTTTGAACTTCCAGTAGCAACCTGACTTCCATTCTTTTTCATACGCCAATAAACCGTTTGTGTTGACCCACTAAGGTTTTGTCCAGCCACTATCAACTCAACGCAATCTTGCTTAACAGCAAGCGGCATACTCGTCGAAACTAAAAAGCCACTTGCAACCGTGTAACTGAACAAGTCGCTACCACCAACTCCCGGATCACTTGTAGGCAAGTCAGTGGCAGTTGGTGTGTTTTCAACTGGAGAGGGATAGGTAAAATCGATGAGTTTTTCTGAGTCCCAAACACGGCGTTTTATCATTCTCCCCTCAACTCTCTAATCTTACTTAGTTTTTCCAATGGGACAGTTAACTCTATTGTTAATACATTATCGACGTGATTATACTCCCACGAAATTAAAGATGGAAACTTGTTTTTGAGGAAATTGTCTATTTTCTCAACTGTGTAATCCTTAATTTTTTGAACTAAACTGTCTGGTAAATCTTCGAATATTATAGTGAGCCTCATTTGGTGACGACTCCATCATAACCAATCAGTTTCGCCGCTGTATCCACGTTTTTGACTTTAAGATAGTAACTGTTTGTCACATGCCAAACACCCTGCAAATCACCGTTGCCACTTTCACTATCAACCTTAACCTCGTTCGTTCCGTTTGTAAAGTAAACTTCAATGTCGCTCTCGTGATATATGTTATGTATTACCCATTCAACGCCAGCAGAAGGTTGAATAGTAAGGTATGCGCTTGCTGAAACGCTTTGTAGATTGCTTACAACGTCTCCAACAGCCATTTCATTCACCTCTTTATCTGTATAACCATTCGGGAAGCGGCTCGATACTGACCTCCCATTGATTGAAATAGACTTTGACTTGGAAATTGCCCGTGGCATTGTGACAGAGCATGATAAGTTTTATGTGAAGCTCTCCATAAGGCGGAAAAACTTTTGTTTCGTCAACTTCCCACGGTAACCAAGCGTTTTCTGTTGTGTTCTCATACATCATTTTAACTTCAATCACATCTGGAACCGAAGTGTAATTCCAAGTTACAAGGCTTGTGTCGTTGACTCCACTAATCAGCCAGAACGTGTCTCCCCAAGCTGCGCCGCGCGGTATCTTACCGAAATAGAGACCTATCAGAGGAGCGTCCTTTTCCTCGTTGTATAACGCAATTGCCTTACCTTCTATTACTCCTTGCATTGTTAGCACATGTTGGTAATAAATGGAAGCGAGAACCGCACCTATCAAAGCTAAACAAACGAGAACAACTAATATCTTTTCTACTTTAGTTCGTCCGAAAGAAAAAGGTAAATCCTCCATTTCCCGTCGCCTTAACTAAACGTTATTTGTAGGCTAAGCGTCCAAGTTTCACCGCTCGACTTAGTGCCCTTATCCGCAACTTTACGGTTCAAGTTTGTACCGTTGTCGTCGCTTGCATTGACCACAGTGAACTCTTTCCAGTCGTGGTTAGCGTCGCCACTTTCAAAGGTAGCTCGCCACTCTAATGTTTGTCCAGACCGTGAAGGATAACCGTCGTCCATGCCCTTGAAAGTTTTGTTTGTGCCTTGCAGTCCGGTTTGCGACGCGTCTTCTGCTGTGCTTGAATCGCCCACGCCTAAATAAGCGTTCGAGTTGTCCCACTTGTTTGAAGTAGTGTCGATTCCCGCGATAATATCCGCGAGCAGTTGAAGGCCCTCGTTAAGGGCAACGTTGCCCTTAAAAGCTTCTCTGCCTAAATAGCGGTGCCCGAAAAGGTTTACAGCCTCTTCGATTGAACCGCCGTTACGCAAGAACTTGGCTACTTCATTGTCTGGATCAACGAACTTGTTTATTGTCCACTTGCTTTTCCAACTTATTTTTTCTTGAACTTGCAGTTTATTTCACCTCGAAACTTTCATTTTTGGATAGTATAATAACCGAAAAAAGGGGAAATTTGGAAAGTACAACAGCCAAAAACGCCAAGTTTAAGCCGCGTGCTTAATTATGCAAATGCTTGCGTCAGGCCCTTCATCTGCGCCGCCATCAATATGAGTTACTACATAATTGCTTAGTTCAGTGCCCACACGGTAAAGCTCCACGACAGGCTCGTCTTGCAACGAAGCCCATATCGCCGACACGCCGCTGGTGCCCACTATCGCATATTTTTCACCGTCAGTTCCGTCCCAAGCGGAGCCGCTGTTAATGGCAAGTTCAAAGTACGGGTCAATGTAAACTTTTAGGCCCATCACGGTTGGAGCCTTTCCGCTGACCATGAAGTCGGCGAGAGCACCGTAAAACAGTTTCTTATCGTAGTCGGTTGTCACAGCAGTCCAGAACTTGTCCGGCGCAGTCACCAAAAAGTCGGGAGCCCAACCGTCCACCAAGTTAGCGGATATGGCTGAAGAAATATGGCTGAAGTCGAAGTCAGCTTCAGTGCCGTCACCCTTAGTGCCTACGCTTACCGCGTTAGGTGAGCTTGCGCCGGCCATTCCGTCCACAATTTTGTCGAGGATGCCTTGTCTGATGCATGCGGCGTGTACGGCGCCTATCTGCTCAACAAAGTTTATTGCAGAAGTGTTGGCTAAGAGGTCAGTTATTTGTGTGACTTTGCCGAAGCTTGCAAGGGTTATCGACTTGCTTGCGAGGGTTGGATCGCCAGCGGAAAGAGCGCTCCCTTCACTCCAATCGTCGTAGTCAGGTCTCTTTATCACTTGCACATTTATTGTTTTGCCAGCGCCTTTAGGCACGCGGACACGCATAGTTATATCGCGAAGGTCAATAAAGTTTTGAAGGTCAAGGATAACTTTGGCCTGCACCATCGTGGGCAAAGCGATGTTGCTGGTTCCAGTCGTCAACTCTTTAACGGTCATGTTAGCGTATTCACTCGCGTAAAAGCCTTCAAGGGTCTCTTTTAACTCGGAAATTTTCTTTTCGTCCATCACTATCACCTAGAAAAGTTTAAGGCCACATTTCCCTCGCCGGCTCTCCAGGTCGGGTGGACGCCCAAGGCCCGCTAGGGCGTGTCACCTAATCAAAACTATGAAGGTGACTGTGAAAACGAAGTTGTAAAGGAAAATCGAGGAAAATTCAGCTTTCTAATGCTTTCAGAACTTTTTGGTAGGTTAATCGGTATGCTTCAGCCTTGCTTTTTCCTTCTTTACGGTAGCCGCGATAAATTTCCCAAAAAGCGTCTCGAAACTTTGTTTGACAACCACTTTTAAGGGCTTCTTTAAGTTTGAAAATTTCTTCAAGTTTTTCGAAATGTTGTTTTTGAGGTTCGTTTGGTTTGCTCTCTGCAACTTCCTTACTTTCCTTTGGTAAATCTTCGGTTTTTTGCTCTTCCTTAGTTTCGTCGCCTTGTTTAGGTGACTGTTCCGTTTTGTCACCTTGAGTAATTACAGGGAACGTGGCAGTATTGCTTTGAGTAATCATAATGTTGGCGGTATTGTTATGACCGGTGATAACAGAGCTTTCCGTTAAACCGTGAACTTTTTCGTCAAGTTCTTCAAGCCAATCTAAAACTACGAGCATCCTCATAGCATCGTCAAACTCTTCTTGATAAGTCTTCAAAAGAGCCCTTGCGTGACGCATCAAATGCGCCCTTGCCTTACTACGCAACTCTTCAACGTTTATACTGTCTGTTATAGGTTCAATTTGATTTGCTCTCGCCAAAGCAACTCGTAAATGCGGAATGTCCACGCTACCGTTTTCATCGGGGTCTTTCACTGAAGGCCCATGATGTGGAAGGTGACGAGCCCTTTTATCCTCAGTTTCACCACGCTTATACGCTGGTTCTATAACGGCGAAAGCCGCGTCCGGCAAATTGTTTATCCAAGCCGTGTCCCACTCTCGTTCTTTCACGTCTTCTTCACTCTCTGTTTCAACTTCTGCTTCTTTCGGTTCTACATGATGAATGTCTTCACTTTCCTTGCTTTCTCCGGTTTGAGGCTCCCCTTCCTCGTTTTGAGCCCCCTCAACGTTTTCAGTTTTGGGAGCCTCTTCCGTTGTGGGCTCTTCTTTTTCCTCGTTTTTTTCTTCTTTCATGTTTAACACCATGTCTTTTTCACCTAAACTGGTGAACTTGAAATTTTCAACTATTTTTTCAACGGGTTCTATTCGCGTTAAAGGCACACCGGGTAAAACGTCTTTTGTGAGAAGCGCAAGCCCGGTGAAAACGAGCCCTTTACATTTACGGCCTTCCGGTGTGTAATCAATACCACGCAGACAAACCGCTTCAATACTTACGTGAAGAATTTCCTTGTTATCAATCATGTCGCAAATGTTCAAGCCAAGCCCACGGCCAGCCGTCTTCAAAACCCTAAGCACACATTCAACGGCGCCGTCCTCATACTCAGCGTCCACGATAGTGATGCCGCGCAACACGTGGTCGTGATTCAAATTGACCGGTTTACCGATCAACGTGCGAGCAGCCGCTACAAGTTCGTCTTCCGTGTAAACATTATAGTTCATACTGCTGAGAGGAAAGAGGGCCTCGACCTTGTAGTATTTGGCTTGCTTGTCTTGTTTCCAGTAAGTAAAGGCCGACTTTGCCCAATTGAACTTTTCTTGCGGTTTACGGTAAGGCTTAGTGTCGTCAAGCCCAAGCTTGTTTAGCCAAGCGTAATAAACACGTTTTCCACGTTCACACTCTTCGTCCGGCGAACCACAGTAACGCTTCATGAATTGCCGGTAGATTTTCTCAAAATCCGGGTGTCTAGGCTCGCTTACCGTGTAAACAGTTTCAAAAACCATTTACTTTTCACCCTCCAATTTTTGCGAGGTTTTGATGAAAGTTTCACATTCAATTCGATATTCACAATTTTTACACTGCCACTCACCACCAGCCCCTACACGTGAGGGCAAAACTTTTTTTCTTAAAGCTTCATCTAACCGTCTAGCACGTTCAAACATCAATGTTAATTTTTCCGGTTCAAAATTTATTTGAAATTCTTTTGTTTCCAATGTTGTTTTATGAATGTAAAGGAGAATTGCCTTTTTTGTTTGTGTAGCATACATATAAGGCATTATTTGAAAAACATGTTCAATTTGAGGTTCCGTTATTTGTGTTAAGGCTTTGGCAGATTTTATTTCAATTAAATATTGTTTTCCATTTTTTTGTATTTTAGCATCGGGAGTACATTCTAAAATTATCTTTTTTGATGGATGTTTAAGCCGATAAGTTTTCTCTACTTCTAAAACTTTTACGTCTTTGCTGTTCTTTAAAACTTGGTAGATGAATTGATGCCACACCCAACCGACACCAAACACTCTTTTTTGTTCCGGTGCGACGTCTTTGGGGACAGTGTATCTGAAAAATTGTTTGCGGAGACAGAAAGGCAACTCACTTGGATAATAAACGCCTATTTTATATTTTCGTTCAATCACTTTTTTGTCAATGAAATTACTTATTAAATTATCTAACATTATTCATACATCCAATCCAACTCTATCACTTTTTCTTCTTTTTCACCTTCCGGCTTCTCAAAACTTGGGACAAGACGCTGGTCAATAACCGTGCCCTCTCCAGCCTCGTCCGGGTAGCCAAGCCTTTGCCTAGCCCACTTCGGCGAAACAATACCGTGCTCAATTTCACCCTGCAACACTTTCGACAATTGAGCTTTATCCTCTTCTTTCAACGGTCGGAACACCATCCGCACTTTTTCACCACCCTCAACCAACGAAAAGATGTATTGCTCATGCATCCGTTTAAGCGCCCTTTGATACGCCCTCACTTCCGCCTCAAGAATCCGCTCTTGATATTCCGCCGTCGCTTGCGTAGTTGTGCCTCCAAAGCCTAAAGCGGGCTCCGGAACACCCAACCCCGCAATAAGGTTTTCGCGGAAATGTGAAAGTAAAGGCTCGATTGCTTGTCTCGCCGCGATACCGCTTGACTTGTAAACTTCTTCGATGTGAATGCAACCGTCGTGGAAAATGTCTTTGCCAGGCGTCCGCGCTAAAACTTGTTTTTTCCATCGCTCACACTCTTCGCTACTGAGAGGAACTTTCCGGCCTTTCTCATCTTCATACCAGAAGCCTATGCTAAGTAAGGGGTCAGCCCTTCGCCTTGCAATCCAAGGCAATTTTTCCTCCATGAACAAAATGGCTTTCACAGTTGGGATTACTCTCCGCAAAGTTGAAATACCGAAAAGCGCCCACGGCTCGGCGTTAAACTTTAAATGAAGGATTTCTTTAGGCTTATACTCTTCTTTTTTGCCGAAGCGAGGCTGATAAACATACGCTTCAACTTTTTCCTTGTTTTTGTCAAGTCGAATGCCTATTTTCATAGGGTTGAGCGGTGTCAAACTGATTTTATCGCCGGAACGGCTGATTCGCCAATACATGTTTCCGAAAATCAACGCGTAAAGCGTGCCCTCACGAATAACGATGTCGGCTTGAATTTGCTTTAGCAAGTCTTCAACTGACTTTTTCGCTCTGACACTTTCGCTTTCAAGGTCGTAGCCCATTTGCCAAATCATAAACTGCTTGACGTCCACGGCTCTTGCAATGTAGGGCACATAATAATAAGCGTCCAAATAATTTTGAAATTCGTTAAAATCTTCTGGATATTCAACACCGGTAAACGGCAGGCTTGTCAGTTTTGTTGCGGTTTGTGGGTTTACGGTTGCCTCGATAAGTTGGGCTTTTTCTAAACGAGCCCTTATGCCGCCTGCAGAGCCCACTTGTTCTGTGGAAGCTACCAAGTAACTTCCTTGTTCTCGACCGGCCACGCTAACCCAACTGCTTCGCTGTTTAGGCTTAAACAACTCCTTCAATTTTTCAAACATTTATAAACTCCTTCCAAAAGTAGGCCTATACTTCAACTGGAAGGGAACGTTCAATTCCCATCCGCGGTTAAGATTATACCTTTTAACGGCGCCCCGAATCAAGGGCATAACCGAGACCAAATATTTTTTAGCGGCCACGTAGAGATGTGGTGGAAACGTTACGCGAAAACCTCGACGTTGAAGCTGGTCAAGAGCCGTGCAGTCGCTTACGCCGAGAGGATGAAGCGGGTAAGCTTTGCAGGCGAGAGGCCGCCACTCATAAATTCGGCAACGGTTCGTGTTTTTGTCGAGGAAGGGGCAAATACTCGTAGCGAATTGGTAAAGTGTGACTTTGTAGCCGTTCCATGTTAAAGGTTGAAAGTTTACTGTGATGCCTCTTCGCCGCGCCAATGTTTCAAGCCTTGTTTTCTCGGCGGGTGTGATGGCCATGCCGAACCTTCGGCCTACCAAGTGTTTGCAACATTCGCCGCATTGAATACATTTCCACATGGCGGGCATGCTACGAGTAACAGTAAACTTCATTTTTGTTTTCCCACTTTTCCAAAAGCAAGCCAAACCTTACGTTTACGCCGCTTCCAAAAACGCCAATTCTTTATCATTTTTCACTTAACTCTCCAAAATCTACCCATCCGCCTTTAAACGGGTGTTGCGCGGCCGCGTATACAGCCAACGCGACAGCCCAAAACACGTCGTCATGCGTGCCCTCAGGATGACTAAACTTGATGTGCCCCGTCTTAGTCAACTCGTAACGTTCCACGTTCAACTCGGCGGGCAAGTCAATGTCGCGGGGGCCTTTCGCGGGCACGTAGGGAATTTGAAACATGTTTTGCCTACATTTTTCTCGTAGTATTGTAGCCATCTCTTCTTTTGTGGCGACGGTGAAGGTAATACCGGTGACGTTGGTAATACCCGCGTTTTTCATATCACTAACAATGTAGTCGCCGACGCCGGTTTGGTCAGCGTACACGGCCCTCACGGTTTGCCAACGGTCGCACAAGCTTTTGATGTAGCCTATCACGCTTGCATATTCCGTTTCAAGTGGAAACCGGTGAACGTGTACAAGCTTAAGGGCCTTGCCGACGGCTTCGACAACCGCGACCACGCTGTAGTCTTGGTGTTTGCCGAAGTCGACGCCCACGTAAAACGCGCCCTTCGGCGAATCATGAAAACTGTAGGGCTCCAACTCCGAGTTTATACAGCTCGCAATCAAGCTTTGAGGAAGCCACCGATCCACATCCTCAACAAACTTGGCTTCAAACTCCCTTTGAAAACGTTCGAGAGGAAGTTGCTCGCGCATTTCCTCAATAAACTCTTTTTTCATCAAGCCGCTTTCAACAACTTCTTTCCAATTCACCACGTGCTTGCTGAAATGCTCGCTCATACACATTTGGTAGAACACCGAGTCCGTCGACCATGGGGTCGATGACACGACCAAAACACCGTCCGTGGTGGCCAACATAGGATATAAGACGTTGTAAAACACCAGTTCATCGTCTCGGAAAAATTACCGGCTAACGCCGTGTATGCGTTAGCTTGCGGCTTCGTCACAGATAACTTGATGTGCGGTGTATCCTCGTAGTAACTGAGGGCTATTCGGTAGCGCCACGATTCGACTTCCATTTTTAAACCTCACAACCGTACGTTGCAACTTGTCGATCAGTAAACTTCGCCATTTTTTAGGCAAGCCCATTAGAAAGTCTTGTATGCGGTCGCTCATTATCATGCTTTGCCGAAGCGATGGGGCCACGATAAGTGTAAGCGTTTTTGGATGTGTGATTGCGTACCAAATTGCTCGTAGGGCGATGGTCGTGGTTTTTCCAGCCTGTCGAGACCATCTTACTACAATTCGTTTGCTTCTGTCTCTCAGTAACGCCGCTTGGTATTCGGTGGGGTTAAAATCAAAAAATGTTTTCACAAACAAGACTGGGTCTTCTATTATTTTTTTCAACATTTATAATCCCTAAATGAATTTTTTTGTGACAGTTAGGACAAACAAGGAGAAACTCAGCGGGGTCAAATCTTTTTGTTTTCCAGTCATTAGAATTATACTTATGTTCTTGGTTTATATGATGAAACTCAAGAATCTCCAAACATTCATTGTAACCGCAAATATTACACTTGTTTCCCAAAACAATCATTCTTTGTTTTCTCAATAAATTATGGGTGATTCTCGCTTTTTTTGAATTTTTCTCTATAATTTGCTCTTTCTTTTTCAAATAATATTTTTTGTAGTATTCTTTTGCCTTTTCTTTATATTTCTCATATTTTATTTTGTAATATTCTGAAGCTTTTTCAGGATCAATTACTATTCGTTTCCCACATCTAGTACAACGAGTTATACCATATTTGTTTGGTCTTCCTCGTTCTCCAGATTTAATTTTATAACCACATTCGGGACATTCCACAATCATTTTTACTTCACTTTTAACAACTCTTTCAATTTTTTGGTGATTTCATCATCCTCTTGCAAGTCAGCTGTAATTTTACGTCTCAATGAAGGGGTGAGATGTAACTCTTCAAGGGCCCTTGACAGCATAGCGTCAATCTTGTAGAAACCGTCTGTAAGCCGCGCCAATTCTTCCGGAGGCCCTATACTCAACCTTTTCTCGTATAATAACCAGAGGGTCCATATACGTGCAAGCCTTTCAATTAACCGCCGGTCAATCCGTTTCGCAAAGTCTGGTCGATGTCTAAGGTGACGGTACACGGCGTTTTTAAAGTCGCGGTATTCACGTTCAAACTCGGCTGGAACAAGCACTTTTTGAAAGCGTTTCAACATAAGTTTACGTTTAAAAATATACCCGGGGGGGCTTTCCACGCGGCTTGGCTGTTTGGCTTTCATGTTTTCCCAAATCAACTTTTGTTTTTCCTTTTCTTTTTCGTAGTCGACGCCGAAAACTCGCCAAATTGCCTTTTGTTTTTGCAACTCGTTACGGCCCATAACTTCAGCGAGAAAATTGAAAAAACTGTTTTTACCATCCGTCAACTCCTAACGCCTCGTATTGAGCCTCTTTCACTTGGTCAACATAACATTCGCTCTCGTTAAACCAAATGATAGGGTCGTATAATAGCGGAAATTTACCGCTGTACAAGTCTTTCGCCAAAACAAGTTCAGGCGGGTTCGGGTGCACCGTCGTCTCAATCACCCAATGCTGACCTTCTTCGTCGGCGGCTTCTGTCCAAGCGTGAAACCCTTGCAGTTTTCGTTTTTTGCTTGTTAAAATTGCGCCTATCACCGTGTACGCCTTCACTTTTTTAATGCGTAAAATACTCGTAGCAAGGCAAGCTGTGTCGAAGCAAATGCCTTTCCGCACAGTCGCCGTCTGGTTCGGTTTAAGCCAACCGTACTCTCTACTGAGGTCAACGTGATACACGCTTCCGCCAAACTTAAAAAGTTTAATTTTACGGTTCGCGTTCGGCTTTCCTCTCCAGTCAAGCGGATAGTCCACGTGTTTGGCAACCCAAGCTGACACGGCCCTTATAATTTCGCTCGGCGTTTTCCCTTTGATTTTCCGCGCTATCGTCTTCAACTGCGGATTGTCTACTTGCACGTAAGCCGTAACGTAATCTTGTTCGCCGAGAAGCGAAAAATCAACAATTGGAACATCATTCAAAACTGACACCTAAAAACGAAGTTTAAGGTTTGTCTCGAAGGCCTAAAACAAATTTAACCCAATCAACAAGACGGAGCCGTTTATGGAAAAATTTGCATCGTGGACAGTAATAGCCTTGTGTAAGTGAAAGCATGGGCTCGCCGCAGAGAGGACATTCTTTATTCTTCACTTTCGTCCACGTCCTTCAAAAGCTCATTGCAAAAATCTATGATTGCAGCAAGGGCCGCCGCGATTAAAACGAGTTGTCCGATTTGTTGAGCGTCTTTTATTGCTACGAGTAAAGCTGAACAGAACGTGACGGTTGCTACGAGGACGCCTACAAGAATGCTTTTACGGGTTAGTCCGTAGGGCCGAGCTTTCAGTTTACTCCAAACCCGCCAAACCTTAGTTTTCGCTCTTTTTCCCATTCTTTCACCTCCGTGAAAGATTTCATTTGTGGTATTGTTCAATTTTCATTATTCAGTGAAAACATGCCCTCTATTGAGTTGTCACTCTGCTTTTTGTTCTACTTCGCCGAACTTAGCCAATAAAATTTTACGTCTTTCCTCTTCCGCCCTTTTTCTCTCGGCAAGACATTGCTCGTAAGTTTTGTTCGGGTTGTAAATGAAGTCGTAATGGTTCTTCTTTAGGAATTCATAGATGCGGGTGATGGGCACGAAAAAGCCCATGTGAGTGATTGCGTCCGCGGCGAAACCGAAGATAGCTACGGTGATGCGGGCGGGCATGCCGAGAAACTCGTATCGGTCGCGTTCAGGACTGTAACGGTAGACTGAGCCGCCGCTGTTGCCGAAAATGCTTTGCGCGGTGCTCATCCAATACTCTCGGCCTTCAATTATTTCGTCCATGTAGCTGAGGATTCCGTTTGTTGTGATGGGTTCGTGGTCCATAACCGCGCCTACACAGTACAACTCGTCGAAAACGTGTATTTCCTCTATTTTATCTTCGGGGAACAAGTGAGCCACATACTCAATTGGTTTTTCTCTTTTTTCCAGTTCAAGAAGGGCAATATCGCCTTCTTTGTCGTACGCTACTATTGTGGCCCTATGTTCGCCGCTTGACCCTCTGCAACGGCTTAAATGCTCGTAGTAAAACAGTTGTACGCTGGGCTTGCCTAGAAACTCCATGCGCCTTTCAACCTTCGCGATGGGATCCCACCCCTTCTTTATTTCAATTAAGTCGTCGATGACGTGTTCGCATGTGAGCACGTAGGTATGGTAGACGCCTTTTTCATCTGGTTTACTGTAGATTACGGTTCCGCTTCCACCGGCCTTATTGCTTCTTACGCGTACGCAAGGCCAAAGCATTTCTACATGTTTCTTTTCTACATTCAAAACTTACTCACCTTCGTTTTAGCGTCGTCATCGCGGACGTTGCCTCTGGAGACCACGCAACCCGCTCGGCATATTTCATCGAAGGGGTTAGGGGAGATGCTCCGCATCCCCCTTCTCACGGCTTAAAAGCCGTGAATTGGTGGGAGGCCTCCGTTCTCCCCTCACAGTTCTTTTACAACAGTTGTTTTCACATTTACAAGGTATCACGTCACGTGACTACCGGAGGCACTTGCCACGCTCATCTAGGCGCCCTCACCCTTGGTCTTAGGCGAGGACGCTTTCTAGGAGCATTTCCAAATCTGTAAAAAAATGAGTGAAAAACAACGTGGACGTGTTTGTCGTACCAGCCGTTACCCCAAAAATCATATAAAACGGTGCCCGGTTCGGCTGGAGGGTAATATTCAGTGTAACCTCGATACGGTTTTAACTCCAAAAGCATAGTTTGTATAAGATTTTCAATTGTTTCTTCGTCTATATGTTTACGCCGAATTGTTAAGTATTTTAAATATTCCATATAATCTAACATTATGCGTTCTATAGCGAAAGATGCGTAGAAAACTCGGTGGTGAGGGGGAATATAATCAACGGCGACAACTTCACATTCTTCCGGGCAAAACCTGGCTTTTCCACCAAATTGTTCTGCTCTTCCTTTTAACGCTCTAACTCTTGCTTCAGTAAAGCCGGTTAGAGCGTTGTTTGCTTGCCCGCCCCCCGCAAAAATGAAGCATACCCCCTCATAATATATATGTGCAAAAATATATAAAGAAATAAAAATATGTTTTAATATGCTGTGAAAACCCTTTCAGTCCGCCAGTCGTGAGCGAAGGGAGAAATATACCAAACGTGTTTCTGTTGAAACTTAGATTTCAAAGCGCCCAGTCTCCCACAATTCAAACATCTAAAACGTATTTTTTCATCTTTTCCATCCCATTTATAACTGAAGTTTTCTACGCCTTCCATACCACACCGAGGACACTTTATTTCCGAATTTTTTACTACCGCGTAAATTCTTCTGATGTTTAAGATTTGTTTCCATGTGAACCATCTTTCGTTTTTTCGTTTAGGCCGCCCCATTTCTATCTTCTCCAAAAAGTGTACGTAAAAACGATATCGCCTCATCTGAACTTACCTTGTTTTCAACCCAATATTTCAAATGTGACGGGCAAGAGCAAAGTGGCTTCGCAAATTTCCAACCGGTCTCACGGAACCAAATTTGATGTGCGTTCAACTGCCACATCCACGCTTCACCAAACCAGACCCACCCGCATTTTGGACAAAAAATTTCTATGTCCAACTCAGCCCAAATAGTTCCGATTAGTTTACTTTCACGTCCAGACGGGGAAGTAATGCGTGCCGGTTGCCCTTGTAAAAGTGTGTTGCACCTGTAACATCTAACTTTTTTTCGCATTATGTAGTATGATATTCTACAGATTTTTTTATCATTCACCACGTTAACCCCGCTTCTTTTTTAGCCAACTGCAAACTATCTTTCGCAATTTTAATGTGAATTTCCGCCGCTGCTATTTCATCTTCAACTTGTTTGATCCATTTCCTCACGTTCGCCTTATTCACAACGGACGGCGACACCTTACAAGCGCCACCTTCACAAGAAGGACAATAATGACAGAATGGACACTCTTTCAATTCGTCGGGGTTCCAAGTTTTACCGCAAACCGGACATTCAAAAATCATTTATTCACCGTCCCTTTCACATTCTTCTCGGTACTCGCAAAACTTGCAAACCCAACTTTTCTGTGGAAACGGAGGCACTTTCTTTTCAAGACAACTGTAAAGTTCCACTGCTAAACTTTCAAGCGGTTCTAAAACGTCAGCTTCAACATCTCCTATTTCAACGTCAAATTTTTTGCAGTCGCGGAAATCCACGTAGTAAAGCCGCGCCTTGGGAACGGCGAGACACCAACCGTAAAACCGCACTTGCATAACATGTTCTGGTTTTGGTTTTTCCAACCACTTCAAGTTTGCATGTGTCTTTAAATCAGCTACCGCACCGTCCTCATCGATAAAATCAGCGCGACCTACAATTACAACAGGCACATCTCGAATGCGATGTGTACATGTTAATTGGTTGCGGGAAAAAAGACTTGTCCAAACTTCATCGAAAAGCTCACCGCGATAAATATACCAAGCATGCTGTAAACTAAGAGGTTTCGGATTGACACGTTGATAATACGCTTTTCGAATGCAATATAAAAGTTCTGTTACGCTTATACGGTTGTTTTCCCTAATGAATTTTTCACTTGTTTTTTCCAAGATGTGGTTTTGAATTACTTTAGGTAATTCTTCAATCATATTTCTATCACCTCTATACGGCGGGTTTCAGGCCAAAACCGTAAAGCCAAACTTCCAAGCCTTGTCGGCTGAAGCATTTTCCGTTCAATATACGTTTGGTTGCCCGGAACGTAGCCCCGCACAAACCCGCCGGTAACAAGGAAGTGTTGCACTTTCTCCGTTACCTTCATCGCCCGGTTCACAGTTAACCGCACCACAGTTGTGTGGTCGATTTCGTGAACGTGCCCCATAGCGTAAACATCCGCTTCAAACAAACTCGCCATTTCCGTAACCCGTTTTATCTTACCGCCTTTCGTGCGACCGCCAAAATAACCGTGATGCGCGTAAACGTCAAGTTGCGAACGGTGTTTTCCCCGTTGAAATATAAGCCTTAAAAACCCGCTTACACCCATGTAAGGCACGTCGAGCCCACATGCAAGCCACGCTACAAAATCGTGATAATGACGCCTACGTAACACGTCGTCATGATTACCCGTCAAAACCATAAGCCCTTTTTTCTTGATGGGTTCTAACAACTCCAAAACTTTCTGGTATTGTTTGTCCGGATTGTAAAACCGCATGTCTAACTCGTCAAAGTCAAACCGCCGCTCATTCGAACTCGGCGTTATAGCGTGAGCCCAATCGCCCATTCCAACCCAAAACGCGTCGTGCTCACGAATCCACTTCAGCGTACGGTGAAGGTAATCCCATTCTACGGTGGCGTGGCCTACGTGCCAGTCGCCGGTAAACGCGATGTAAAAGCTGTCCGACGGTTTTTCGTATGGGATTTTAACTTTCAAAACTTGCATCTCTCATCAACTCCTCAAAGAGATAATTCCCAACAAACAAAGTGAGCAAAAATTCTACTCGTTTCAAATATTTTGGAAAACATTTTTTACAAACAGCCGTATCACCCAAAAAACCTTTTACCGGCCTTCGTTTTTCGATATCTTCCAACTTTTCAATTACATGTCCACAAATCGGGCATTTTTCACCTTGTAAAAATCGGAAAGCCATCAATGAAGCCATTCTATTAATAGCAAAGTTATGAAAATCTTTCATTTTCTTTTCTTCCCTCCTTTTCCTCGATTTATAAAAATGTATTTTTTAAGCGTATTTTCCCCTAAATTATTGACAGATTTGGACATTTCCGAAATGTTCATAATTTCAAGCTTCTTTTTTTCTGAAAAGCTGTTTTTACCGTTTAAAAATAATGTCGACACCAAGTCATTTTGTACATATAATATTTTCTGTTGAAGAGTTTGCCAATCACAAGTTTTTTGATGAATGTAATCCTCGTAGCAATTATATAGGTAAAATACATGTGTGTCGACAATATTTTTTCTCCACGTTTCAAAGCCCTTTTCTAAAATCGGGTTTAAAATTGTTGCCATTTTCGAAATGTCCATAATTGGCAATAATTCTGCTGAATCCGAGATTAAAGGACGGAAAACAATAAGGCGTTTGTCAACTTCGCTGGGAGAACTGTCCACGTAGCCAATGTCTTCCAAACATTTCAAATAACGCCTTATAGTGCGTTGGCTTCGTTTCGGCTTAAACGTCTTATTATATTCCGTAACAAGTTGTTTAACATACCATTCTTTCCCACCCTTAATAATTTGATGGTAAAAATCGAGAATGTGTTTCTGCAAGCCCGTACGTGTAGTCTCAAAAATTTGATAGTACAACGCATAAGCAATCCACACGTCTTGCGCCGTAGCAAGGTAACGTAGTTCCGCTTCCCGCGGCTTTCCAACTGCCACAATTGGCCGTTGCATGTAATGAAGAGCTGTGACAGCCTTCACAAACTGTATGAAATGCTCGTAGTCCCGCATGTCCCGTGGAATCTCGGCGGGAAACACGTTTTCAAGCCCAACGAAAGGCACAATTACCTTTCTTGTTGCCAACCATAATTTTTTAATGAAAAACCGCAAGGTTTCCTCTTGCTCTCCGTTTTGGTAAAGCCATGGAAACGCGTTTTTAAGCGTAGTTAACTCGTTTGCTTCCTTGTATTTTTCACTTGTTTCTTCCGGACTCACAGTGAAGCTTCGCGTTGCCAATTCTTCCATGTAACGTTTTTCCGCCGTGCAAAAAATTGTAGCGGGCCACCCTTGAATCACCACGTGCATTGTTTTCAAACGGCCTTTCGCCGATTTATCCGTGAATTTATAGCTGATTTCCCATTTGTCATGACTTAAAATCGGCCGCAACATATTGTAAGTTTCAATGTGAGGAGCTTCCAAAAACACGAGAATTTTACCTTGCAAATCCACAAGGTAACGAGCCCCACGAAGCTTTTCACGCCACGCCCTTTTATCTTCTTTACTCGCGTTTTTATCCGGCCGCTCGTCAAAATCAATTTCTTCACCGTCCCGCCCAATTAACACGCCGTGATCATGCACCAACGCTTTAGGCGAAAGACCGCCGAGATACCAAACATCTTCTTGCGGAAAAACACGCAGGGTTTTAGTGACATTGTAAGTTTTACCTACACTGCTAGGGCCTCGCAAGAAAAGGTTTAACGGTTCTTCAAGGCGGGCGCTTAAACCTGTAAAAAACACGCTTAGTTTGGTAGCGCGGTCACGTTTTATCAATTTATCCAAGGATTGAATCACTTTTTGCAAGATGTTTGGGTCTGCACCGAACTCGTCGACATGGTTGTCAACTTCCTCTAAAACTTTCATGTTTCAACACCAAAGAAACTCCTCTTCTTCTGGACAAGGATAAGACACGGGGGCGCGGATACACCATTCTCTAGTAATTTTCTCACGAAATTCTTTCCAAGAATATTTTTCTCCATATTCATCTTCAATTTGCATGTTTGGGTTTTCAAGCCATTTCTTCACGGTTTCTTCCGACCAATCACTGGTAAACGGCCATCCCGCTGATTGTTTTCCAATGTGGTGTATGCGAGACCCGCAAACTTTACAAACCAGATAATAATTGGTGCCCATTCAACTTTCACCTGAACAATATAGTTAGTGCATGGTGTAGCGTCCACAAAGCATCATAAAAATTACAAAAATTTGGAAATGCAATTAACGTTTTAGCCTTAACCGACCATACAGTATTACGTAGTGCTTCCCACAGATAATGTACTGTGTTGTACGGCGGAAACTTTTCCTTTTTAATTTCAAGTTCCAACCAATAATAAAACCAAGCGTCACTCAACGGCTATTCACCTTCCATATCATCATCCTCTTCTTCCCAACGCTTTTCCTCCCAGTACTCTTCCTCTTCCCAGTTGCAAGGACAGCCCACGCACAAGTCATCCCATTTCGGCTCTTCATCACCCCGACATGGTCTCTTCCCGTACTACTTTGGCAATCCATAACCCACAAACAAAGCCAAAGATCCACCAAAGCAGTTCAATCATTTTCCTTTCCACCCTTCCCGGCATTTCAACGCTATTTACCTTCCTCTTCTTTTGCAATTGAAACTAAAAGTTCAAAATGGGCTTCAGCATCTCTTTTCCTTTCGAAAATCCATGTTTTGAACATATTTTGGCTGTAGACTTCCCACCAAACATACTTACCGTTACTGTGCCTTTCAAGTGTTATTCCTCCATATTTCTTAAGTAACCTGCAAGGACCATTATGAAAGTAGCATTTCCACTCGTTCATCAGTTTTCACCTTCTTCAATCCAATCGTCTCCAAGAGGGTAGCCACAGTTTTTGCAACAGGGATCATAGTCATACCCTACAAGTTCGCCGTATGTGTTGATTATCGGAGTTTTCCCATCATCAATCTCTGTGCAACCGCATTTAGGGCACTTCATTAGCTTTCACCTTTTCTCTTCCTTCTTTACTGCTTCTCGCAACAATTTTTCAAGTAGGCGCATATGGTTGCCATCAGTATACTTTTTAGCCAGTTTGTCTAACGCTTCAACTTCTCGATATGATAGCCGAAGGTCAAACCAAAACACATGTTTTTCACTCAACACTTATTCACCTTGGTCTCCCGCAACCCGCAGACCTCACGGGGAGAACTGCAACAGGCCGGCGCCTTAACCCGTTGCCGTGGGCGCATCGGGTTGTTTCGGGCTACGACCATCACTTTTTCACCGGCACTTTGAAGTAACTGTTTTTTCCAGCGCTCACGTATTCGCCGCCCATGTCACGCACTATACCAACAATCTTCGCAAAATTTTCAGCACCTAAAAACTGACGCGGTGTAATCTTCACATAATCGCCTTCCACATCAAAATTTAAAAGCGCCCTCAAATCCTTGGGAAAAACAACTTCTATTTTGTCGATTGTTTCCACTGTTTTTTGTTGCGGCGCTTCTTTTGCTGCGAGGTCGCGGAGAGCTTGCGCTGTAGTTTCAAATCCCTCTGCAATTTTCAAGATGACGTCAACTATTTTTTCTTCCAACTTCTCTACTCACCCCCTTGTTCTTCTCGGTTTACAGAGAGGAAAAACCAGAACTTCTTGTTGAGCGCAACTTAAACAAAAATGAGATGTACGCCCGCCTCGGTGATGTGTTACTTCAACTTTTTCTCCCGGTTTTAAAAAGCGTCCACATCCTCTACATTTTGGTTGTATGCGTCTGACGCTTGCCTTGGTGAGAACCACAATTCTACTCATCTTTCATACCTCTCCGGGTTCACAATCAACTCGTCGCTCTCGGCTTTTTCCGTGTAAACCGTCACGCCAATACTTTCGAGAATGTCGTTTTGCCTTGCCAACTGGTCGCGAACGTCAATGAGAACCTCTACAAGCGCCCTTATAAGACGTTGAGTTTGATTTTCGTCAGATTTGGCGTATGGGCTCCAAATTTCTTCTAAAATGTCTTCTTTATGCCTCAT